GGAGTCTTAGCCGACTTTGAAAAAGGTATTGAGCTGCCGATGTTTCTCAACGGCCCGTTTACCAACAAAGACGACTACGACTCCCGGAAGAAAGAATTATCCGATAAAGGATTGTTTGCAGCTTTGCCACCGATGCCCGGCATGGAGCTCCTGGTAAATCATTTGAAGAATACCGGGATCCCTTGGGAGATCCTAACGGCCTCTGGCGCAATCAACAGATCTGTGGTTGTCAAAGACAAGATCACTTGGGTAAACAAATACATACATCCAAAGCCGATAGTCACCTCTACATTAAGAGGCGCAGACAAGGCGGTTTATGCCAGGCCATCTCACGTCCTCATCGATGATAGAAAATCAAACATCGATGCCTGGACCGGAGCTGGTGGTATCGGAATCCTACATACTACAGCTGAGAGCACAATAGAGCAGCTCGAATTACTCGGTATAAGCTCTGTTGCACAAATGACCGCCTAGTAGTATCATCAAAGTGTAGAATAAATGTTGCGGGCATGGTGCTCGCAATGGTCTATTTATAAGGAGGGACTATTTATGACTACACATTTCACTTCGGGTGTTACCAATGTTGGGACTGATACAACACTAGGTAAAATAAAAATGCCCGCACCACACAAGTATCATTCATACTTCAATGATTTCGATACTTATCTCGCGTCCGATTGGACAATCACAACAACTGAGGACGGAACTGGGTCTGCTACAGAGGCACTAGCCGATGGCGATGGTGGTTTACTACTCATTACCAATGCAGCTGGCGACAATGACCATGACTTTTTCCAACTGGTTAAAGAAGGTTTTAAATACGAAACTGGCAAACAGTTGGCTTTCAATATGAGGTTTAAAACCAGTGATGCCACACAATCAGACATCGTAGCTGGTTTACAACTGACTGACACGACGCCTTTGGATGTTACAGATGGTATTTTCTTTTTGAAGTCTGACGGCGGAACAACTGTTACTTTCATCGTTGAAAAAGACAGCACGCAATCTACTTTGGATTTGCCAAACGCTTTGGCCGACGATACTTTTATGACTATAGGTTTTGTTTATAGTCCTAAAGATCAGAAGTTTCATGTCTTCCAAAACAATGTTTTGGCGGGCACTGTAGTAAGCACTAATGCTCCAGATAATGAAGAGATGACTCTTTCATTTGGCATACAAAATGGTGCTGCTGCTGCTAAAACTTTGACAGTCGATTATGTTGGAGCCATGAAAGAGCGTACAGCAGTTACAGAGCTGTAAGGAGTAGATTATGGCTGATGCAGTAACTTCACAAACTATCCAAGATGGTGAGAAGACTGCCATACTGAAATTCACCAATGTCTCTGATGGCACTGGTGAATCAGCTGTTAAAAAAGTAGATGTCTCTGCCCTGGCAACAAACAGTGCCGGGCAAACATGCACATCTGTTTCAGTAGCAAGAATCTATTGGGCCACATTTGGTATGAGTGTCAAACTAGAGTTTGATGCAACATCCAATGTCCTTTTGGTTCATTTGCCAGCTGACAGCACCGGGGACGAATACTATGATTTATTTACTGGTATTCCGAACAATGCTGGAAGCGGAGTAACTGGAGACATTGATTTAACAACTGCTGGACACAGTAGCGGCGATGCTTACACGATCATTTTGGTTCTTAATAAGAACTATTAATGGCGACTACGAAGGATGTAAAAAGATCTCCCAGCGGTAGGCTTTCCTACCGCGGGGAAACTTTTTCTGGTTTTAACAAACAAAAAAGGACTCCAGGCAAGAACAAAAAATTTGCTGTCTTGGCTAAAAAAGGCGACCAGGTAAAAATTGTTCGATATGGGGATCCAAAAATGACAATTAAAAAAAGCCAACCCGCTCGTAAAAAAAGTTTTAGGGCCAGGCATAATTGCGATTCGGTCCAAAAGAAAAAGGATGTTTTTACAGCTGGATATTGGTCTTGTAAAAATTGGTAAATAATTATGTCACAAAAGAAAATAAAAAAAGTAGTCAAAGGTTTAAAAAAAGCAAGCAAACTACATGCTGGCCAGGCTAAAACCCTTGAGTCTATTAAGATGAAAAAGGGCGGTGGTGCAAAATCTAAAACACCATCTAATGTAGCAAGCCCATCCCTGTACGCAAGAGCCAAGGCAAAGGCTAAGAGAAAGTTTGACGTTTATCCGTCTGCTTATGCCAATGCTTATATGGTTAAAGAATACAAAAAAATGGGCGGCAAATATAAAGGCGCCAAAAAAGCAGCTGGAGGAGAGATGAGTTTAAAAGCAGTGCCATCTAAAAATAAAGGATTGTCAAAACTACCAAAGAAAGTCCGTAATAAAATGGGCTACATGAAAAATGGTGGCTCTGTAATGATGGTCCAAGGCAGAGGTTGTGGCGCGATGATGGAATCAAAGCGCAAAAAAACCAAAGTGCCTAGAGCGTAATGAGCTTAACCAAGTGGTTTAAAGAAGATTGGGTTGATATCGGATCCCCAAAGAAAGGCGGCGGATTTAAAAAATGCGGCAGACCTAAAGCAAAGAAATCTAAAAGAAAATATCCAAAATGTGTGCCAGCTGCAAAAGCGGCCAGCATGACAAAATCACAAAGAAAATCTGCGGTCAGTAGAAAAAGAGCAAAAAAACAAGGGGTTGGTGGAAAGCCAACCAATGTTAAAACTTTTGCGGCCACAGGTGGTATGATAAGATCTAAACCTAACATGGGATTATTCGGTAGGAGATAAAAATGAAAAAATCCAAATATATGGCTGGTGGCGGTGCAATGAAAGGCACAAAATACAAAGCCAAAGGTGGTGGGATGAAAACCACAAAATACATGGCCAAAGGTGGCGCGGCTGCTAAAGCAGAAAGATCTGCGACTGGATTTGGCAACATGCCCAAATCTGTGATGTCTGCACTCACAGGTCAAGGAACTAGAAAAGCTGGTTCTACGCCTATGTTGAAAGGTGCAAAAGGTATGGCCAAAGGTGGCGCCATGAAAGGCACAAAATACAAAGCCAAAGGCGGAGGCTTGTACGGAAGATAAAATAAAAGGAGTTAAATTAAGTGGCGTATTTAATTTCAAACATCCCACAGTTTAAATGCTGGGTAAGAAGAGAGTTTACGGCTAATCACCAAAACTATCACGGCGAATATCTGCATGCTTTGGCATTTGCAGTAAATACAATTCCGGACCGATCACTTTCTTTCCAGGTGGTTTTTACTGGTTGCGAAACTGATTTCGAAAATTATCCAGATGAGAATGTGCATGGCGGGGCTATGTGGGCCAGGATGCCAATACAAGCGCTTGTTGCCGATATTCCTTTAGAAGAATGGCCAGAGCCTATGGAAGATCATTTAGCGCAGCCTTGGGACTGTTTGAGTCACCATCACAGCGTGGTTTCTTTAGATCGGGTAAGCTCAAGCCCTTGGTATTGTAAAATAGGCGGTGAATTTTACCTGGGTAAATACATGTTTACAGTAGATTATACCGAACATTCAATCGCGGATGATCCAGCTCAACACAAACAATCTCATGTGCTATACTTGACTGATGCTGGTCCCTGGACTGGTAATTTTGTTGCGCTGCCTAATAATAGAGTTAGGGCCACGAATCCAGCTTTATGGAGGACTGGTGAAGGCGCACCAGATTTTTCGCCTTCGCAATGGGTCCACTCGGCGGAGCAGCATGAGAGCTATACAGATCCGATAATTACATTTGACAATCTATACGCTCCAGAAGAAGATAAGGAAAAAGAATAATTATGGCAACTTCGGGAAGCAAAAATTTTGAACTAGATGTAGCAGATTACGTCGAAGAGGCATTTGAGCGCTGCGGAATTGAGCTCAGAACTGGTTACGATCTAAAAACGGCAACCAGGAGCTTAAATTTAATGTTGGCAGAATGGTCGAATCGCGGCCTAAACCAATGGTCTATTAAAGAGAAAACTGTGGCCATGGTTAAAGATACAACCACATACAATGTTGACAGCACCAATGGAACAGCCGCAATCGATGTTTTGGATGTCTTTATAAGAGAAACTATTGGATCTGAGGCCACAGATCTTCCAATGTCCAGGTTAAGTAGAGCGGAGTATTCTCACATAACCACAAAATCAACAACCGGGAAGCCAAATCAGTTTTTTGTAAATAAACAGCTAACGCCAACTATTTCTGTGTGGCCCGCTCCAGATAAAAACAGCACCTATACTATTTATATGAACGTGCTTACTAGAATGGATGATGCGGATGCTGGGGCTAATACACTTGATATGCCGTTTCGTTTCTATCCTTGTTTAGCAGCTGGCCTAGCTTATTACATATCATTGAAAAAAGCTCCAGACAGAACACAAATGTTGAAAGCCTTGTATGAAGACGAATTTGCCAGAGCCTTGGCACAAGACGAAGATCGATCTTCTTTTAATATTTCACCTAACTTGAGAAGTTATAACAGCGCGTAATGGCTTTTGCATCTGGAAAATACTCTTACGGAATTTGTGACATAACTGGTTTTCGTTACAAGCTCCAGGACATGAAAAAAACTTGGGACGGACTACTTGTAGGACCAGATCAATGGAGCCCAAAACATCCACAGCTTATGCCAAAAAATGCACCAAATGATCCACAGGCTATTAGAAATGCACGACCGGACGTCGATGAAGACAACACAAAATTTTTGGTTTATACAAATGTGGGCGACGGCAAGTTAGGCGCTGTCTTGGACACATTTTCTGTGACAACAAGCGTCGGTGAGGTTACAGTAACGACATGAGTTTCACCTATGCAACATTAAAAACAGCAATTCAAGATTATCTTGAGGTTTCTGAGTCTACTTTTACGACACAATTACCGACTTTTATCAAAGAGTCTGAGGATCGTATATTCTCTTTTGTGCAGCTCCCAGAGCAAAGAAAGAATGTCCAGGGCACATTGACAACAGGAAATCGTTTTTTAGCAACACCAACTGATTTTTATGCGCCGATGAGTTTGGCAATTATCAGCTCAAGCACATACGATTACTTAGATTTTAAACACCCGTCATTTATCAAAGAATATTCTTCGGGCACGACTCGTGCGACGCCTAAGTATTACTCTTTATTTGACGAAGCAGCTTTTGAGGTGTCTCCGCTACCGGATGCGGATTATACTGTTGAGCTGCATTATTTAAACAAACCAAATTCCCTCACAGATGGTAGTGACAGCGGTACAACATTTTTATCTACGGATTATCCGGATGCTTTGTTGTATGGCTCTTTAGTGGAAGGTGCAATCTTTTTAAAAGAACCCGCCGATGTCGTTGCCCAGCTCGAGGGCAGATTTAAGGAGGCGGTAGGTAGAATGAAAAATACCTCAGAAGGTCG